GGGATTTGAATTGTTATTCTGACCTTATCAACAGTAGTATCTGTAATTGATCTTGTAATAGATGTAGCATTTGTAACTTGAACCCCAACAGGAATAGTATTTTCTAAAACATTTATTTCCTGTAATGCTGTTTGATCTGATGCACCATTTTTAAAAAAAACTTCTACATCAGAAAAATTTTCCTCACCGTTTGCATTTTGCAGTGGTGTACCATCAAGAAAAACATTTTTTCTAAATGTATCAGTACCAGCACCACCAGCGTCTAATATTGAATCTATTTCTCCATAACCAAGCAAATCTAAAACGGTTGCAAATTGTTTACTACGTAGCCCACCATCTATAAGGTCAGGGTCAACTACCTTTCTATCAGTTCCGAATAATTGATCATCAACTAATCTAGGCATCAGTTTATGCTTTGTACTACTTGAGTAGAATCTGTACCTGAACTTATTATAATTGAGCCACTAAAAACAAGACCATAAATTATAGGTATTGGAACACCACTGGAACTGACATTTTGTATGCCACTGAAAGAATAAGAACCTCTTATTGATGGGTCAATATCGCTGACACTTGAAACATCAGGAACAGGATTTTGAGGTGATAAAAGGTCTGTAACACCACCTATTAGCATTGAAGTTCCAACAACTGTTAATGCTGTTGATAATAATGCAGCTCCAAAAAAAGCACCAGCAGTGATAGCAGCACCAGCACCAATAGCACCAGCACCAATAATTATAGGAACTAACGGCCCAGAACCTGTTGCAATAGGAATAATTTGTATATCGCCTTGACCAGACATTGATAAATAATCTTCTGTGACAACTCTGCCACCCATTTTTACTTTATAAATTTGATCATTCATATGTTTTTGTACTCCTTCAAAATTTGCAATCAGAAAACTCATCGCCTGTTGTGGTGATTTTACCGCAGCCATAAAATATGGCCTTCCTAAAAATTGTCTTAATTTTCCATAAACTTTTATTTTTTTAAGACGCATATCTATAAACTCCTCTAAGTGCCTGTTGATATCTTAGGTCAAAAAATTCTCTACAACTCAAGGCTTTGATATTATGATTCAATATCATATTATCACCTATATAAACAGCAACATGATCTAAATTCCCTGTAACAGATTGAAAAAGCAAAACATCACCAACTTTTATATTTTTATTACTTTCTTGTTTCTTAAATCCTGTAATCGGTAAACCTTTTTCAAATAAAGGGTTTTCAATAAAATCTTTAATACGTTTTGGTCTTTTCCATTCTTTTAACTTTATATTTTTTGTTTCTAAATACCAATCTGATATTATACTCCAGCAATCATATTTGCCCCAGATAAATTTTCTACCGATCAAAGAAGGTGCTTTCCAACCTGTAGGCTCGAATGATTCCCAATGATCGTGTTCAATACTGTAAATATAATATGGAAATCCAAGATGTTCACAGGCTGCCCTGTCTGCATCTGAGGGTGTCGCAGCACCTACAGGGTGACTATGTATTACACCAATAACTTCTCCTGTATCTTCACATTCTGCCCAATCATCAGGGTCAAGAATAAAAAATTCAAATTTACCCTCTGCTAAATTTTTACAAGGCCAAAAAGTTTCTTTACCTTTTATTATTGCCAACAAACCACAAGCCTCTTCGGGTGCTTGTGTTTTTGCATATTTTATAAAAGATTCTTTCCAAGTCATAATTAAAAATTAACAAAAGTTCCGACCTGTGGAAAGTCAGCTTTTGTTACAAGTTTTTTTGGTGCTGATACACCAAACAGATCAAAAGAACTTACAAGTTCAAATTGAACTATATTTCTATTTTCAACAGTTTTTCTTTCAATAAAATAAACTTCACGCGGTAATTCTGCTGAAGGATCAACAGAACCACTTTTATATGGATTAACATCAGATGGAAAATTAACTTCATCAAGGTCTTTACTCAATGCTCTACGCCTTGTTACTTTTGCTCCTGCCAAATCTGATAATGGTGTAATTTGATTTGTAAGTTGTAGTATTGAAGTTATTGTTCCTAATAAATTAGATAAAGTCAAAGTTGGTCTTGGCAATTTACCTTTGCCAGAATATTTAAATCCATCAGCTTTTACAGGCATCCTTGAATAAGTGTTTGATTGCCAAACTATGTCCAAACTATCTTTCATGTTATTACCACTATGAAATAAATAAACAGTTGGATTTGTTAGGTTTGCATTTACGTTAAAACTAACAATACCACCTGTAGTTTGTGATGTCGTACCAGTAACAGTAAAAGAATCTGTTAAAACTGTTTGTATTGTATAAACATTATCGATTCCACTACCTGAAGTAAAATCAAGGCTTAAAATTAAACCAACAGAAAAACCATGACTTTGAAAAAAAACTGTTATTGTTTGACCTGATTGTGAATATGCACAAGTAAATGTTTGTGAAAGATGCTTTGTGTAGTGTATATCAGCTTTTAATTCAACAGAATATAACTCAATAATAGATTTATTTGTTAATCCCTGAAGTGCACTTGTAGGTACTGCCATTATGGTTCAAATACTTCACGAAAAGAACAATTTATTATTGCTCTGTTGTTATAAGGTATAGTTTTTGTCCAGGAATCACAGACATATTGACCAGCACCAGAAAGTGTAAAATCAACATTAGTTGCAACTGTTACCAATGCACTGTCAGCAGCGGTTGAAGTAAGTGTAAAAGTATTAGCATCAGCAGAAGAAGCAACCACATATGATCCATCAGTAGGGCCAGAACTAAAGTCAACTGTTAATACATCACCTATTGCCACACCATGATTCGTAAAAGTGACAGTAATAATTGTCCCAGCAGAACCACTTCCATCTGATTGAACAAAAGTACCTGTTTTTGCACTGAACCCTTCGGCTGGGGGTGTGAATGTAAAACTCGCCTGATCTGCAACCCTACTTCTTAAAAACGCCTCAATGACATCTGCATTAGTCTCAGACACGTTAAAAGTCAGATCATATACTTTAGGGTCTTGCGATAATGGAAGGCCATATAAAGCCCTATACTCATAACCATCACCAAAAGAAGTTACTCTTACTTTTGGTTTGCTTTGTTTTCTCATCCCATAAGTGGGAGTTATTGATGGAAATGTAGCCATTATCTATTTAATAAACCCCCTGCCCTTTGTTCATCAATTATAGTTGCCTGCACAACAGAAGCAATCAACCCGCCTAACTGATCAGCTTCTGACCCACTTCCTTGAACAGAAGTTCCGGAAGCATCTACGTTTACGGTGATCATATTGTTTGTTGTACCGCCTCCACCAATTGCATTGTTAGGAATTATAGTACCAGCGGTTTTTGGTACAAACAATTCTGGCCCACGTTCTCCAACAACTGAAACCTTACCGACAGGTGGTTGACCACCATTTGCAAAAAGTCCACCAATCAAACCACCCAAAAATCCAGCAAAACCTTTTCTTTCTCCTCCTCTTGCACTAGAACTAAAATTACTACCAAAATTCCCTAATAAATTATCTAACTGATTATCAATAATTTTATCTCTAATTTTATTTAATACATTTGTCATTGCCTGTCCAAATGATTGTGCGCCAGTAATAGCATCCCTTAAATTATTTTTAATACTGCCTTCTATTTCTTCGCCGATATCTTTAAATTTTTGTTTTAATTCTTCTGCCTTTTTTTTACTTTTATCTAATTCTTCATTCTTTTTCTTAAGTTCATCTATAGTTTTTGTTAAACCTATAAGTTGCTTTGCATCTTCACCAGTATATTCTTTTTTAATTTCATTTATCTGGTCTTCTAGAGTTATCTGTTCTTCTTTTTTTCCTGAAAGTTTATTTTGTAAAGTAGTAATTTGTTTTAATGCTGCAATAGTTTTATCATTAAATTTTTTGTTTTTAGCTAAATCTTCATTTCTTTTTGCCTCTGCATCTAAAATTATTTTTTTATCTTTAAGTAAATCAATTTCTCTTTCAAGTCTTTTAGCTGTGGCCTTATCATTTCGACTAGTACCAAGTTGAGAAAGTTGAAATTCTTTATTGGTTATAGCAAGATCATTTAACGCTTTTTCTGTCTTATCAGCAGTTTCAATTATACCTTTCAAATTGTTATCAAAATCTTTTGCTGCTTTTGCACTTGCTTCTGTAGCATTTTTATTATCAATAAATTTTGCTGCTAATGTGCCTAAAACAACAACTGCCGCACCAATACCAGTTTTTACAAGAGCTACTTTTAAAAGATTTAGAGCGATTGCTGCTTTTGTTATTCCACCAGCAGCTAAAAAAGATGAAGCAGCAAGACCTTTTAGACCAGTAGATGCCAATATTGAATTAGCTGCATTAACCTGTAATGTTGTTGACATTGCTGCAAATTGTCCAATAAGTATAGGTGTAATAACAGTTACGCTTTTAATTGCAACGGCAATACCAGTAAAAGTAAGAGAAACTTTACCAGCCCCAGAATTTATAAAATCTGTAATTCTTCTAGTAATTTCTGTAATTCCTCTTATGACAGGTAAAATAGCAGGGGCTAAAGCATCACCAAATGCTCTTGATAAATTTTCTGTTTCGTTTGATAAGTTTTTAAATACCTGTGTTGGGTCATTTTTTAATAATTTTGCTAAAGACTTGCCTCCTTCATTTTCAATTTTTTTCAATGCTCTTATAACAACAGCACTGGTTATTTTTCCTTCACTACTAAATTTCTTAAGTTCTCCTACAGTCGTCCCAAGTTCGTCTGCAACTGGCTTTAGAATTGTCGGTATTTGTTCAGATATACTTCTAAATTCATCTCCTTGTAATCGTCCAGAACCTAACGCTTGTGCTAACTGTCTAAATGCATTTGATGATTCTATTGCAGATGCACCAGCTAACTTAGCAGCAGTATTAAATCCAAAAAATGTTGTTTTTATATCATCAACAGAAACACCTAGAGGCTGTAATCTCGCTGTTATATCAGTAATTCCTTCAAGAGCTTCAGTTGCACTCAACCCAAAACTTTTTTGTGCTTGTGCCGCTAATTCCTGTGACTTTGCAAAAGTCCCAGATGCTTTCGTTAATAAACCTAGCCTGACATTTAATTTTTCAAAATTTGCTGATGTCTTTATTGCATTTCTGGCTAAAAGAGTAAGACCTATTCCACCAATAGCAGTTCTAAGACCACCAAAAGCAGACTGTAACTTATTTGTTTGAGATTGTACTCCGTTTAATGCCCTAGTAGCACCACTGGCATCAACTTTAAGTCTTACTACTGCCTCTGCCACAGATAAAAAAAGCCTTTATTATATATTACCTTGAATTGTGTTTTTGTCGTTGTGCTGCCCTTTTTTCTTCGTCAAATTTGTTTTCATAATATCCAGCCCAGTATATTAATTCTTCCTGAGTAATCAATTTTCTTAATTCCTGTAATGTCTTGCCTAATTCTGTCGCGAGAAAAAACTCAAAATTTAGCCAGTTATCCCGCTTTAATCGTTTTTTGCTGAATCTATATCAAGTTTTATATCAAACAAAAATAATTCTATTTCGTTTAAAATGTTTTCTGGAAGTTCTCTTTGCAAATTTGGTGCGTCTGCGAGTGCAAAAGCTTTTGTTCCATCTTCAAGCTCTGCCATTTGACAAAGTAATTGAGTTG